GCCTGCCCCAACTACAACAGATACTAAACCTGCTTGTGCGTTGTTAGGTGCTTCTAGTGCCATAAACCAAGTTATAACTTCCATAAATGCCCAACCATAGGCAACCATCATAAGTCTTGGTACAGCTCTCCAGTTAGAAAGCAATTCAGGTATCTCTACTTCAATAAAATGCCATACTTGTTTTACAGCATATTTGAACCCATTCCAACCTGAGTTTAAAATTTGATTAATCTTTTGCATTTATCTATTCCTTTTCTTTTCTTCTAATCTTTGTCGTTCTTCTTTTAGATGTTCTAATAGAAGATCAACGTATATGTCCCTCTCCCAAGGTACCATTGATTCTAATTCACTTAATGAATATTTATGATGTTGAACCAATGCAAAATTAACTCTAAAGTAATTTTCTAGCGTATCATGGTTGAGGGAAATTAAAAAAAATCTTTAATTCCCTGCAATTTTAACTTAAAATCTTTTTCAGATTTAGGATTAGTGTAAGAAATAGTATGTTCAATCTTAGGCATTGTCTTAAACCAGTTCAATATCAATTTGTATTGTGCTGGTGTTAATGTTTCTATCCACTCGTCAAGTTCTTTATCTTCAATATTTCCTCTATCGTAGGTTTCTTCACCTTTATAGATCATTGAAAGACAATCTTTTACAAGACTAAAACTTGCCTCTGAAGGATTTTGATCTTGTTTAAACTCCTTCACAGTTGGATATTTCATTGTTATGCCATAATCTTTTGCAAAACTTATTTCTTTTTTATGATCAGGATTAAACTTGACTTGTAAGTCGTCAAGGTTTAAAGCATGATCTACTAACACTTTCTCATCATCTGGACATTTGAGTTTTAAGTTAATAACTTCACCCACAGACTTTGCTCTTACCTTCAAATACAAATATTCAAAATCAAATATAGGTAACTTGTCAACCTTTATTTCGGTCATAATACAATTTTGTAATACTTGTATTATGGCGTCTTGTATAGCATTATCATCATCTGACTCTAACGCAACCAATAACACTTTTTCTTCCTTTACAAGAAATGGTCTGTATTTGATTTTTTGTTTTGTAGAAGGTAATTCACACTCATATGTAGGTGTCACTATCTTCGGTATTGCCATTATTTAACTCCTTATTATATAGTATAATCTATTTAGAAGAACGGTGGGAATACTTTACCACCAAAGATTCTGCCTATTGGGAATCTTGTTTTTGCCTGATTAATTACATCACGGCCTGCTCTTCTTAACTCAGGTGGTAATTTTTTAATTATGCCACCTAATACTTTGCCAAACCTCTGATCTATGTCTTCGGTTGGTAATCTTATGTCACCTCTCAATCTGCCTGAAACTCTGTTAGGACCAGAAGCGCCTGTGACTGCTAAATCAGCAGGTGTCACAGCGTATCTGTATGAGAAGGTTACACTTAATTTTGCTATTGCGTTATTGTTTGAATACGACAACTCTATCGGTGCAACTGTCTTAGGAAATGCTTCAACAAGGTGTGTGAAGTTTGCCCCTAATGTTGCTCTTGCAAGTGGTTCGCCTTGAGCAGGTGTTTCGTTTGCGTCTGCTCTTGGTATTGTACCATCTGCTAATGCTACTAATGGGTAAATGTCAATACTACCTGTATATTCATCATAGTAATTTGAATTATATGTGTTAGGACTTATCGCCATATTCTGCCATGACTTAAATAAAACTTGCTCTGCCATATTTTGATCCATGTAGAAAGTTAATGTGATGTCATCATAAGAAACACCTCTTGCAATACTTCTTTCAGGACCATATAACTGATCATTTGTTTCATCTGTTATGGTTCTACCTGGCATACTTGCACCATCACAGAAAAAGAATAATCTTTCTCTTATATCATTCTTTAATGATGTTGTGTAATCTGTAGCAGTTTGAAACTCCTGAAACTCTGAACCATCAAAGGTTGTATCTGCTGTCACACCTGATGGGAAGTTTATTACTGCAATAAATTTGTTTGATCTAGCAAGACCCTCACCACTTGATATTAACGCTCTAAACTTGTTAATTGTAGTTTGTGGGTTTGCCCTTTGTGAAATACGTTTACTTGCCTCAACAGGATCAAAACCTTTATCTCTAGGTAGTCCTATTCTAATATCAAATACACCAAATCGTTTACCTACTCTTGCTATTGCCATTAGATAAATCTCCTACTATCTGCATATACTTTGCCCTCTGAAGCCTTCTTAAATCTTTGTACTGGTAAAAATATTGCTGTTGCTGCTTCATCAGCATTTATTCTTAAAAAACCTGTCTGAACATATGGGTACAAATACTTTTTGATTGTTGGTTTAACTATGCCTAAATTCTTTACATCTGAATAGGTCACATCAAATTTTGTATCTTTATCAAAATCTTTATCTGTTGCTGTTGCTTGCATACGTTCTAATAATCTCATTCTTAATAATGGTGGTAGGTAATGAAAGTTCATGCCTATAAACCCACCTGCAAATGCTTCTAAAGGTAATACTAGTGGGAATACATCATAGTATGGTAATGTCTTTCTCATTTTAGGATTATACCCAAATAGATTAAGTCTACCTACACTAGGTCGTCTTGCTAGTTTACCTTGTCTAAACAATTCTGTAGCAGTAGTACCACTTGCTATTCTTTTAACTTGTCCTCTGTACCAGTTATTAGAACGGTCAGTATCTCCTGCCTTCATTTTGATTGTGTCAAATACACTTGCCATACTACTATTTATGATGATTTAAAAGGTCTTTAGATGATCTTCGGTGAGTATTTTAAACGTCATATTATGCTTTTTACAGAAAGCAAATGCTGTTGACCATTTACGTCTATTTGTTTCATATGTCAATAATGACTTCTTAAAATACGCTGATTTAATCTTACCTGGTTGTGGTTTTCTTGTCTGATATTTAGGTTTTATTTCTACTATGAATTTTTTATATGTGCCATTAGGTTGTCTGATCTTCATATAGAAGTCAGGATAATACCTATGTGGTCTGTTATCTACACCTCTATAAGGTATAAAAAGTTCTTCACTACCCCATTCTACAATCTGTCTAACCTTATCACAATAGACCATAAATCTTTTCTCCCAACTAGACCTATAGGTTATGTTCTTTACGTTGCCTTTGTATTTTTGTGGATTAAGTGGCTTGAATAAGCCCTTATATGCTCGTCTATCTATATTAGGTAATTTTTTAAACTTCATTGTGATGTGGGTAGCCCGAAGGCTACCCATTTGAGAAAGTGAGAGAGATAGATATTAGGAATTGTCTTCAGCTAATTTACTAAAATACGATAGATCATCTCCATCGTTAGACGTTTCCTCTTTCTCTACGGCACCGTTAGAAGACTTTGGTATGTCATTGCTGACAGGTGGGAGGTCAATGTCTTCTACGGACTCCGTACTTCTTGTTCCAGTAAGAACCTTATTCAGTTTCTCTTTGAGTTCATCATAAGATTTAAAATTACTTGGATCAACGAAGGCCTTTAGAGCGTATTGAGATTTCCATATTTTGTCAATCTCCTCATCGGTAGGTTTTAATCTACTAACTGGCTCAAATTCAGATTTATCATAGTTCCAATAACCATCTACTTTTCTGATTTTTAATTTGAAGTTAGCACCTTCCCAAAAGTCAAATGGGTTTACTGCCTTCTCATCTTCAAAGTGAGGGTTCATCGCTTCTGATAACTTGTCAAAGATTTTCTTACCATATTTGAATAAGAATACTTTGCCTTCGTTCTCAGGATGTTTAGGATCGCTGGCAACATAGATGTTAGAATAGTAAGATAGTTTTCTCTTTCTTTTTCTAGCAATCTCTTTGTCTGCTTCTACGCCTGTATTCCACAATCTAGTGTTTTCTTCACTAACAGGATCTTTTTGATTTAAAGTTGTTAAAGAATTTTCAATATACCATTGACCACCTGGTCCTTGAAACGCATGATTCCAAACTCTTTGCCAAGGCATATCTTCGCCTTCTACAGCAGGTAAGAATCTTAATACTGCGTAACCATTGCCTGACTTATCAAGTTCTGGTTTCCATAACCTATCGTCTTGGTATGATTTTTTCTTTTCTGGTTGTTCGATTGATTTTTCTAACTGTTTGGTTAATATGTCAAAGTTAGATTTTGACTTCTTTAGATTTTCTAATGCACTTGTCATTTGTATGTATCCTTTGTATGTATTGTTGTATGTATTAATTTAAATATTATAGTATTATTTATAATCGTTTTCTCTATCCTTTGACCATTTTTTCACTTCTTCTTGTTTAGTCTTTTCATCATAACATGCCTTTGGTAGAGACTTATCCTTTATGCACTTTTTTAAGCACTCACATGTGGATTGTATTCTATCTAATACTTTGTATATTATTTCATCAAACATAGTCTCATTATATCACCATTTACTCATCTTGTCAAGCAGTTGTGCCTGTGTCATATATGATATAACACCCTTATCTGCCCAGGTTGCCCATTCTTTCATAGGTTGATTAGTAGGTAATTCGTTATCATCTTTGTTTACTTTAAAAAACTTGATATTCTGATTCCATGCAAATAGATCATACCATTGCCCTACCCAATTTACATGAGGTGTGGGACCATTTTCTTTTGCAACATAATGTTTTGTGCCTGCAAATAGATTATTAACCTTATCGTCATCTGAAACTAAATCATGTCCTATCAAATACACTTCGGTAGGTTTTTCTTCCTTACAAGCGACAAACCCAGCAGAAGCGCCACAGGCCCAACCATGGTCTTTGTATTCTGACCAACACTCTCTAATATCTTTTGAGTAGTCAGGTTCTTTGATCCATGAAACATATAACGAGCTGTGATTAATCTTTTTCTTAATTATCTCTCTATCACCTCTAGGTGTTTCTTTCTGAGCATTTTTTAATATCTTTACTTGACCTGCTAGATTAGCACCGTGCATAACAAACTCTTGTGATGTGCCTCTATCATTCTCTGTAACCACATCATAATCTTTTAGTTCTTCTAACTCTTGTTTGCCTAGCATACCTTGTACTAAAGACTCGTACATTGGTGATGGTACTTTAGTCCAGTTTCTAAACCAACAAGGTATCTTATTTGCTATGCCGTTGTGATATATTTCGTGTATTACACCATTGTCAACTGCTGTCAATACATCTATTTTGTCTAATTCATCTCTCCATATGGCATTACATCCGTACACTCTACCATATTTCTTTAATGGTGTCAAGTCAAAATCTTTTCTACTCTTACCATTACCTATTAAAAATACTTTATCCATAATAATAATTTAATATACCCATAGAATAGATAGCAAGTGATATAGCATTTAACACAATTAAGGATCTGTCATGCCATAACATGCCTACAATTAACCAACCTATAAACCCTATAATAGCAATAAACATGTTTAAAGGAAACAATTCTACTGCTGTAAACATCATAGCAATAATTAATATTATACTACTTGCCCACTTGATGTACCATGATAAATCACCTTTTGGTGTAACCTTTTTATAAACTCTGCTTGAGTTTAGTTTAGCAATCTTATCGTCTAATTTTTCTCTTATTGGTTCAATTGTCATCTTTTCTTCTTTGTTATATGTTGATAGTCTATGTATTGGGAACACCATTCATAAAAACTATCATTATTTGAAGGCCAACATTTAGCAAACACTTTATCTTTTCTATGTTCCCTATATTCTGCTCTTACTTCTTCCTCTGTTAACTTTTTTTCTTCACTCACACAAATACCTCTTTCATAATAAACTTACATTTAGTTAAGTTAATCTTAACAAAAGGACTTAACTTGGCAATCTTAAATGACTTTTCAGGCCATATAATAGTCTCTTTGATTTCTTTATCCCAACGATTAACAAACGACAGAATCTTGTCAAAGATGATGAACGATTGAATTGAGACTTTCCCCGATAGTAATAATCGTAGCATTCTAGGATGTTGTCCATCAACCACGCTGAAGACATCATCAAAACGAATATTATTATTGTTAATGTCATTAACAAGAACATTGCAATCACTTCTAAAATTGTATGAAAAAGATTCATTATATTTTTTCCACTTGTTATAAATTGTGTCTCCATCTGCTCTTACTAAATCTCCTACCCATACTTTTGGTTTGTTAGCAAAATT